CAAGCGCCCCCGTGCGGATGCGCAGGTTTAAGTCCATCGCCGTGAGCGTGTCAAGCGCAAGGGTGTTGTTCTTTCCCGTGATAAAGATTGGGCTTCGTGCCATCTTTAGGCTGAAGGGGTAGCCAATTATAGGTGTACTCATCGTGTTTTTAGAAACTATTTTTTATTGCGTTGGCAATATCGGGTGGCAATTTATTGAATGCGATATTAAATGGAGTGCTGAAAAATTTGGTGGGAGTGATACCCTGCCGATATACTGACTCACGCACCGCAAAAGGATTTAGCCCCTTGCTCTGCGCCCAATCCTTGAATGCAGATACGGGAGGCTTCTTGTCCTTGTAGGCAAATGGACTATTGGGTGCTTTCTGCTTCCAAATCTTGCCCTTGTTGTTTCGCCTGTTGAATGCGCTCGTAGTCTTTCTCGTACCTCCTGCGCCCTTTACTCCTTTGTCTTGGAACTCACCATAGTCCTCCATAAAGAAACTCATTGAGAACTTGTCATTTGAGTAGTACATGCTATACCGAAGGGAATTGTAAAGGGTCTTGTTGAAGTTGTGCTTGCCTTTGGTGAGGTTAGTCCTCGCCTGTTGAATGACATATTTGCCAAACTTAATTAGTACCGCAGCAACCAAATCCTCCCGTGCCATTTTAGCAGACGCTTATCTCGGTGTTAGCAAGCAGCACATCAAAGGTTGCAGTCCATCCTGCAAGCAGGTTCTCAAACCTCTCGCTGAAGGGAACGCAAGTCGCAGTACCATCCAACTGATAAAGGTCGGTGTACAGAGTACCCCTGCGCAGTTCAGTCACCACATCGTTGATGACCGCAAGCTGCGTGTTGAGAATGTTTTGCTCGTTGCTGATTCCGTAGAACGGCTCTGCCTGCAATCTTGGATTCTCTTTGGTTTCATCTACCAAGTCCATGCAAACGATGCTGACATTCATCCGTACTATTTGTCCTTCGAATGTTGCTTGGTTCACAATGATGTGCGACAAAGGGAAGATGGTCTGCTTGTTTAGGTCTATGTCGAATATATCCCCTGTGGTTACCACGTTGACTTGGCTATTGGCCTCAAGCGTATCTTTTAATTTGGTGGTGATGTCGTAGAACTGTCTCATTTTATTGACTTTTTTATTAGGTCGTTTTCAACTTCTTGCTTTTGCTTTTCGAATGTGAGGAAATGAAGACACTCTTGGAGTTCCAATTTAGTGACTCCTCCAAACCTTCTAATATCTCCTTGAGCAAGTTGATATATTGTAGCGTACCATCCCCAACGCTTGGCGAATTGTCCTTGCTTTGAGTATTCGTTTTCGGGTTCCCCTTCTCCAAAGAGGTCAGGGAAGCCCGCAATAATTCGTTCCCTAAACGCCAAAAAAAAAGCGATGCTCCCATTGCAACACTCATCGGGGCTTGCTTCATCTGCTCCGCATACTTGTTTGAGCCTTCGTATGGCTCTATCAAATACCGATGCTTTACCTCGTTTGTGATAGGGCGATACAATACCGCCATCACTTTGTGCAGGTCTTGCACGTCTTGGAGGTAGCCGTCAAGGTCAACGAACTCACCATAGGTGATATTGTCAATCTCTGGGATAAACCCATACTTTACATCACCCATCGTGAAGGTTGGCGTGAGGGGTGGCTTCTCGTTTATCATCGCCATTATGTGCTTGCTGATGTGGCTCACATCTTTGATGCGCACATTGGGCAATTCTGCCAGAGGCACTCCGCAGAATATCTCAAGCATCTTGTGGGTCAAGAACTCCTCATCGCCCTCAAGCCTCGCAAAGCGTTGGTATTGGTCAAGCGTTATCTCTGATAGGGCGGTGGGTACAATTACCTTTAGTTCCATTGTATTAAAATAACCTTTTATTTTTAGCGTATGGCATACCTGCCAAAGTTAGGGCGGCTCAACTTGTTGTAGGTCGCATACCTGAGCGCATCGATGGCGTGGTTGAATGCGTCTATGGGTTTGTTTAGCAGGTTGCCGTTCTTATCCTCTACCCATTTGTAGTTCTGAAGTTCTTTGATTAGGTTGCTGCTTCGTGGGGTTACAAATAGCTTGTGCCGCTTCAGCACGTCAATGCCCACTATAACGCTATCTGCGCCCTTCTGCGTGGGTTTCACGTTCCATCCCATACGATGCAGCTCCTCAATAGATTTGGGTTCGGCAGAGTCAGCAAATACCTCTGACCTCCTATCAAGGCCAAGTGATGAAAGTACGTTGCTGATATCTGGGTTTGTCATCCCAGTTCGGTAGATAAGCTCATCCACATACAGGTTGTCACCCGACTTGTAAACCGCTACAAGTGCGGTTGGGTCATTCGAGTAACCCCAATCGAGTCCGTGACATAAGAGCGTGGCATCCGTAGGTATCTCTGCCTGCCCGTATTGGAAGATGGTGGCTCTGCTCATACCACGCTCACCTAATCCGTAGATTCTCCAATAGTCATTGTCCGTATGTTGCAGCCTCTCTATCTCCTCCACAATAGAGGCATCCAAGAACGGATTGTCAAGGTATGTGGATTGTATGTACGTCACGTCATCCCTTGTCAGCAGCTTGTCGTATATCCAATGGAACGCATCGGAGGGGTTGTAGTCAACCCATATCTTGCCTGTGGTACGAATCAACAACTGAAAGAAGTCCTCCCAAGTCAATTCGTTTGCCTCGTTGCAGAATAGGTAGTCACGTCTTGCTCCCCTTTTCTTTTGAGGTTGGTCAAGGCTGATGAACTCAAAGAGGTTGCCGTTCAGCTCGTAGGTGTAGTCGCTCTTGTTATGCCGTGCCTCATCGTAGAGGCCGTTGGCATTTAGAATCTCAAAGAAGTCACGATAGGCCGTCATCTTCAGAGAAGGCAGGGACTTGCGAACAATGGAGTACAACTTACCCCTATCCTCCATCGCCATCACGATGAGCATCTGCAAAAGCGAGTAGGTCTTACCAGAACGGCTACCGCCTTGATTGACTACTATCCGAGTTGGTGCGGTGTAGTTCTTCTCAAAGAGTTCGTTACTCTTGATGTTTAGCTCGGACAATCTCTACTTTGATTTTGGTTAGCTCATCCGATACTTCGTGTGAGTTCTCCACTCTTGCAAGTTTGGGGGTCGTGTACTCTGCCATCTTATTGAGCAGGTCAAGTGCGCCCTTTGGGTCATCGGCTGCAACTTGAGTTAACCAGATGGTCATATTCTCAAGGTTCTCCTCAATAAGTTTCTGGAATGCCTCTCTGATTTTGTTGGTGGTCTTGTTTGGTGTTCCGCTTGGCCTTCCTGTGTTGCCCGCTATGAACCTGCCTTTGTCATCTTTCATATCCGTTGCTTTCCGTTATTTTCGGTTTATGTCTAAATAACTCTTTTAGAGAGGTGGTGGTTGTGTGTTGCTTGAAGTCGTTCCTTCCATTCCTTGATGTCACCGTATGCAACGTGACAGGCTCGGCACAAGGCCATCAGATTTTCTATGGTGTCTGCTATCTTGCTTCCACCCATCCCTCTGGACTCTATGTGGTGGATGTCTACGGCTTGGCCTTGACATACCTCACAGGGGATAAAGTCAGTTGTTGAGAAGCCCATCCCTTTTAGGTAGACCTTCGTGTGGTTCTTCACTTTTGGTAAATCCAACAGTCATCAATAAACGTGGCGTGAGGCAGCAGCTCATCTACCGCTTGGATTACTCCTTTCCAATGTTCGTGATAGTCATCTCCTGCGATGTAGCCTCCCTTCTTTACTTTGGGCAACCAGAGCATTATATCTTCTCTTACCGCCTCATAGGAATGGTCAAGGTCTATGAATACCACGTCTAAAGACTCTGCCTTAAACTTCTTTGATGCTGATTTGGATGTTGCTTTAATTGCCTTGTACTTGCGCTTACCCATATTCTCTAAAAAGAGCTTGTAGATGTCTTGGGTCTTTGCAAGCTGATAGAAGGAGTCTATGTACTCTGCCGTTCCTTTGAAGGAGTCTATGATTGTGATTTGTTGGGATGTTGCTTTGTCGCATAGGTAGGCTGATGACTTACCGAGCCACGCACCCAACTCTACAAACGTGCCGTCTTGGGGCATATTGGCAAGGAGGTAGTCGTATGCTGCTTGGTGGTTGAACCACCCGTCTATGTCTTTTGATGCTTTCATTTTAGTACGTTGTAGTAGCAAAGGTACTGCTCTACGCAGATAAGTGTTCCTTGCTCGGATGCTGCTTGAGCAAAGGTACCGTCTGCCTCATACGTCATCTCAAAGCGTAGGTTGGGCAGGTCGTGGGGCTTAAACATATAACAGGCGGTGTCTATGTTGCCGACTCTTGGTTGGTCGGTAGGGCGGAGCCTGCCTACCTGTCCCCACGTTACGATGGAGCAGTCAAGAGAATGCAGGTTGCTCCACTCCTCAAGAAACTTTGGGTGCAGGATGTTATCATCATCAAGGTAGTAAACCCAATCCTCTTTGGTAAAGGAATCTGCGTATAATTCAAGGAACTCATTGCGCAAGGGGTGTCCCCAATCACCTGTGCGTTTGGAGTAGTGTGTGATGGATGCGCCTGTTGCTCCCTTGAAGTCGCAATTTGCGTCTACCATTACAACCCACGTTGCGTATGGGGGGATGTGTTGTTTTAGCCTTACAAGGTTTTGAGGGCGTGAGCAGGGCGTGACTATGTAAAGCATCGGAGTTCGTTTATCTTATCCATCGTGAAGTCCTGCACATACTCGTATAACGATTCCGTTAGGTCAGCCACTTGGTTGGGGTTTTCTTTTAGCCTCTTGATTGCTCCTGCCCATTC